CCAAGCACCCAGCAAGTTAGTTTTAATTTTCCTAGCATAAAATCATTAAAGCTTGGGTATTGATTTAAAATATCTCTAACGCTTTGGATTTTATCGTTAAATGCCTTACCGGCTTTTGTTCTGCCATTGCCAGTGATGACAACTTTCTCATTTTCAACTATTTCAAATTTATAGGTTTTATCCTCTTTGATTTTGGCAAATTCATCGCTATCTAAACTACAAACAATTCCAAATATATTACGTTCACTTCCTCTCCAACATTCATAAAATGGGATAGTGTCAAAAATAGCATCAAGTTTTTTATCTCTGAGCTTTCTATCTTTTCGCCATTGGTCATCTAATGATTTAATAGGCTCAACGCTTAATGCGCATTTAAAATATCTAAATTCAGGTCTCATATTTGCTCCTTTAATAAGTGGGATATTGGCTTCTCAAAATCCGATAACAATTGGTTTTTAATTCAAAAACACTTCTCGGTAAGGCGTAAATGGGTAAGGTTTTACATGCTTTTCCGGTTGCATCCATACCATATGGCACACCGATAGCTCGCCAACATCGTGCGGCGTGTACCGCTGCGTCTTTAATCACCTCTGAGTTAATCACAAAGCTATTTGGCCCAATGCGTTGTAACAAAATACCTTG